CTGGCGGGCGCTGGCGGCCGCCTTCGCCAGCCCGCCGCGCAGCGCCAGGCGCGCGCCCTCGGCCTGGCCGGCCTGGGCCGCCTGGCGCTGCTCGCTCGCGGCCGCAGCGGCAGGCTCGGTGCCGACGATGGTGACCGTCTTCTGTCCCCACGCCAGGGCGGCCTGGGTCTTGGCGGGCAGCTGGGCGACGTGATAGAGCCGGCGCATGCCGCCCCGGCCGGGCTCCTCGTCGAACGTCCAGCCGGCCGATGCGGCACGCCGGATGACGCCGGACTTGTCGGCCGGCATGTCGGGCAGGCCGGCCAGCTGCGCGGCGGTGACGCGAAGGGGGGCGCTCATGAGCGACGCTCCGCACCCAGCGCGGCCACGATGCCGCTGGCAGCCGCTGTCTTGCAGCGCTTGCTGAGTTCGCCGTCCGGGACATCGGCCGCGGCGATGTAGACGACTTCGACGAGGTTGGCCACCAGGTGGTCATTGGCCAGCACGTCGCGACGACGAGCTGCGCGCAGGGAGGCAATGACGGCCGCGCGGAGGACCGCAGGCCTGAAGGACAGCATCGGCATGGCTGCCTCCTCAGCGCAGGGCTGCGCTCGGGTCGTAGGTGGACGGGCTGGAGGCCTCGCCCTTCTTGAGGCCGAGCAGCACGGCGGCGCGGTGTGACTCGCCGCGGGTGCACTTCATGTGCCCGGCCAGGATGCGGTGGACGAGCGGCGCGCTGAGGTTGTTGGCCTTGGCCCAGCCGGCCACTGACACGCCGTGCACACGGAAACCATCCCTTACTTTTCGGATGGCTTCCCTGTTGAGGTCAACGGCAACAGCGTCAGAATTCATGTTGATTGCTCCCGGCATTAGTTACTGCTCTATCAATGTCAACTGGTCAACATCGTAGACACAATAAGTCAACTGGTCAACATGAGGGAAGACGCTATGTCTCACTTTGAGGAGGCGCTCACGCGCCTAAAGCGCGGGCTGGGCGTGAAGCATGACCAGGAGGCGGCCGACTTCCTCGGGCTCACCAAATGGGCGTTGAGTGCGCGCAAGACGCGGGGAGGGGCGTTTCCTGAGGACTTGCTGCGACAGGCGGTCGAGCAGCATCCGGAGGTCAACGTCAATATCGACTGGGTGTTAACTGGAGCGGATCAACCTGTTGACAGGGACTTGGCAGTCAACATCGTCCAAGGTCAACGCGGCGCGCACGCGCCGCCGCTGAACATGGCGTTCCTGGTGAAAGTCCTGGAGCGGGTGGAGAAGATCGCCGCAGACCGGGGCGTCGAGCTCGATGCGTCGGCGCTGGGGGACATTGCGGGCGCGGTCTACAACGTCACTCCGGTTGGGTCTGCGCTCAACGACGCCTTGATCCACGCCATGCTGCAGCTGCGCGTTTCGGCCGCCCACGAGCACCCCAAATAGTCGGCCGCGTAAGGCGGCGGCGGTGCCGGGTGGCTACCGTGGCACTGGCGAGGGTCGATTAAACGATCTGGCGCCGCTTTAAACGCCTTGCCGGCGCCTCTGGCGGTCCCGGGTCATCTTGCGGAGGGGTTGGGATGGAGAAAGTTGTAACGATCGGCCTGGGTCGGCTGGTCCTTATCGTGCTGGCGACGGCTGCCGTGATGTTTGTGGTCGTCGGGGTGATCGCCGTCCGCGAGGTCCGCGAGGTCCGCGACGATGAGGCGCGCCTGGCTGCCCAGAAGTCAAGGGATGCGCAGGTCCAGGCCCGCCCCAAGACGCCTGACCCGCTCGCGCCCGAGCGGGCAGCCTTCATGCGCAAGCTGTTGGACGCTGGCGTGGTTGCCCGCATTGAGCTGCGCGGAGACTTTGTCCGCCTTTGGGTTCGTGAGCCCTTCTACCTGGCGGACTTTGCCGACAAGCAAAAGGTTGCTGCGGCGGTGTTTCGGCACTGCCAGGACGAGCTGCGTGAATGCCTCTTTGTCGCCATAGCGGACGGTCGGACGGGCAAGCGGGTCGGTCAGTTCAGCATTGCGGCCGGCCTGCAGATAGACTGATCCGGACCTGTCGGCCGCCATCTAGACCCACGCGAAAACCCACTACCATCCCCCCTTCAAACAGGGCTCGGTTCCACTTCGAACCGGGCCCTTCGTTTTTTTCGCGCGCGCGAAAAGACCCGCCGGCTGCGGCTGCGCACGATGCGAAGCGTGAGCACCGCATCCAACCCCAAGCCCGCCACGCCCGAATCACTCGACCAGGTCGAGGTCTTCCGCCCTGGCAAGCGCCGCGCCATCAATGGCGAGGTCTACGAGATCACGGCCGCCGATGTAGTCGCGCTGGCCGAAGCCTATGACCCCGCGCTGCACCGGGCGCCGCACGTCGTGGGCCACCCCAAGAGCGACAACCCGGCCTATGGCTGGGTCGAGTCCCTGCAGGCCGTCGATGGCGGCAACAGCCTCGTCGTCACCAAGAGCGGCCAGGTCGACGCGGCCTTCGCCGAGCTGGTGACCTCGGGGCGCTTCCCCAACCGCTCCATCGCCTTCTACCCGCCGCAGCACGAGGCCAACCCCAAGCCCGGCGTCTGGTACCCCAAGCACATTGGCTGGCTTGGCGCCGCAGCGCCGGCCGTGAAGGGCCTCAAGCCCGTTGCCGCGTTTGCGGGCAGCGAGGCCGGCCTCGTCGAGTTCGGCGAATGGGAAGACCAGCTGCAGGTCGGCATCTTCCGCCGCCTTCGCGAGTGGTTCATCGGCCGCTTTGGCGTCGAAGAGGCCGACAAGGTGCTGCCCAGCTACGAGCTGGACGCCCTGCAGCGCGAAGCGCTCAAGCCCGAGCCCGACGACACCCGTTCCCTCAACCCCATCGGCTTTGCCGAAGGAGACAACCCCGTGCCCACCCCCAACGACCAGGCCGCACTCGACAAGCGCGCGGCCGAGCTGGACGCCCGTGAAGCGGCCGTGCAGCAGCGCGAGAACGCGCAGGCCACGCTCGTGGCCAACGCCCGCAAGGCCGGCATTGCCGCCTTCGCCGAAACCATGATCGCCGAGGGCCGCTGGCTGCCGGCCGAGAAGGGCCGCTGGGTGGCCTTCATGGAGGCGCTGCCTGCCGAGGCCGCCGTCGTCGAGTTCGCCGAGGGCGACCCCGACAAGAAGTCCGAGCGCCCGGCGCTGGAGGTCTTCCAGGAGCAGATGCGCAAGGCGCCGAAGGTCGTGGCTTTCGGCGAGCACGCCGGCAATGAGCGCGGTGGCGAAGCGGTCGACATGACCAAGCACACCGAAATCGCCAGGGCCGCCGTCGAGTTCCAGGAAGCCGAGAAGAAGGCCGGCCGCACGGTGGAGTTCGAAGCCGCCGTGCAGCACATCGTCAACACCCACAAGGACGCCCAATGAGCACTCCCCTCGCCCGCTATCGCCCTCACCAGGCCCAGGCCGCAATCGAGGGCTATCGCATCGTCAAGCCCGGCACGGCCGACATGACGGTCATCAAGTCCACCGGCCCCACGGACAAGAACATCGGCACGACCGATGGCATGGACAAGGCCTTGGGCGAGATGGCCGACGTGTCCATCGGCGACGTGCACGAAGTGCGTCTCGGCGGCGCCGCGACGCGTGGCGACTCGCTGACCGCCGACGCCAATGGCAAGGCGGTGGCCACCACAACGGTGGGCCACCGCTGCATCGGCTACGCCGAGGTGAGTGGCGTGCTGGACGACGTCATCACCTACATCCGTGCGCCGCACGTGCTGTAAGCCTCACACAACAAGGATTCGAACGACATGGCCAAGTCCACTTTCATCATTCGCCCGGAACTCACCGCCGTTGCGGTGGCTTACGCAAACGAAAAGTTCATCGCAGACCTTGTGGCCCCGCGCGTGGACGTGCTGACGAAGGAATTCACCTATCAGAAGTACTCGCTGGGCGACGCCTTCACTGCACCCGAAACCCGCGTCAGCCGCAAGGGCTCGCCCAACACGGTCGATTGGACCAGCACCGAGGTGACCGACTCCTGTGATGACCACGCGCTCGACGCACCGGTCACCCTCGACGACATCGAGCAGTGGGAGAAGGCCGTGGCCGCCGGTCAGACCGTGGCGCCCAGCCCCGAGATCTACGCGGCCTCGATGGTGGCCGGCCTGGTCGACCTGAAGCGTGAGCAGCGCACCGCCAACCTGGTCTTCAACGCCAACAGCTACGCCACCGCCAACAAGGTGACGCTCAGCGGCGCCAGCCAGTGGAGCGACCCGTCCAGCGATCCGCAGATCGCCATCGGCGACGCGATGGACACCATGATCGTGCGGCCCAACGTCGCCGTGTTCGGCCGCGCTGCATGGACCAAGACCAGCCGCAACATCGAGCTGTGCAAGGCCGTCTTCGGCAATGGCACCACCAAGGGCCAGATTCCGAAGGAAGCATTCGCCGAGCTGTTCGAGCTGGACGAGGTGCTGGTCGGTGAAGGCTGGGTGAACACCGCCGCCAAGGGTCAGCCGCCGGTGATGACGCGCCTGTGGGGCAAGCACATGGCCCTGATCAACCGCAACAAGAAGGCCAACACCAAGCAGGGCCTGAGCTTCGCGATGACGGCTCAGTTTGGCACCCGCCTGGCCGGCCACATCGAAGACGCGGACATCGGCATGCGCGGAGGCCGCCGCATCCGCTCGGGCGAGTCGGTCAAGGAACTGATCACGGCCAACGACCTGGGCTACTGCTTCTTCAACGTCGTTTCCTGACCGCATTCAACCAGGACCACCAGCCACCATGACACAAGCACAAGCCACCCTGACCGCCTTCGTCGCTCTGCTTCCCATCGAGCACGACGGCAAGCGTTACGCGCCCGGCGAGGCCATCCAACTCGGCGCCGACCAAGCCGCGCCGCTCAAGGCGATCAACGCCATCGCTCTGCCGTCGCAGCGGTCCACCGTCAGCCAGGTCGACCTGGCCGCGGAGCTGCGCGCCGCGAACCAGCGCCTGGACACGCAGGCCGAGGCGCTGGGCACCGCCAGCGAGGCCTTCGAAGAGCTGAAGGACCAGCTGGCTGAGCGCGACCAGGCGCTGGCGCAGACGACGCAAGAGCTGGCCACGCTGCGCGCCGACAGCGCCAAGCAGATCGAGGAGCTGCAGGCCCAGCTCGCGAAGGCCCAGTCCGACCTGGCGGCCGCCGGCGGCGCCAAGGCCGCCACGAAGGCCGGCAAGGCCTGACCCCGATACCCAACCCAAGGGCCTTTGAGATCGGCTGCCGCCTGGGGCGGCCGAGGGAGGCGAACCAGGCTCAACCCGCGAGGCTCGTGCCGGGGCTCCGCAGCGGGGGATGGTGTTGCCTGAAGCCCCGGCACTTTCACGAGAGCGCGCTATGCCCATCCTGCTGAAGAAGGCCCAAAAGATCGCCGGTGTCGACTGCCCCGGCGGCATCCTCATCATCGGCCTGGAGAAGGAAGTCGAAGCCAAAGCCGTGCAGGGCGGCCAGGCAACCTACACCGGCGACACGGCGCTGGTGTACTTCGATGCGGCCACCAACAAGATGTATGCGAACGGCGCCGAGGTGGGTGCGGTGTCAGGGGGATCGCTGTCCCCGAAGCCCCGTCGCCGAATCTTCCTGCACGACAACTTGTCGACTTCCGTCAGTTCGGCCGGCAAGACTTGGCAGGCGATGTGCTCGTGCAAGGTGCCCTTCTATGGCGTCCAGTTCACGTTCGCGAACTCCAGCGCAACCGACTTCACGCAGGCCGGCAACCGCATCACGATGTCGGCGGCGGCCACTGAGAAGTCGACGGACCGCACCGGCCCTTGGCAGGGCGGTGTGCTCACGACGAACTGGACGCCGCTGACCTTCAACAACGGCGCCCTGAGCTATCCGCCGCTGCTGCCCGGAAGTCAGTACGCCTACAGCTACGCGACATCCGATATCGCGCCCATCAACTCGATCGCGCCGACCGAGGGCACGCAGTACAAGATCCTGCTGCGCCAATACCACCAGGTCAACGGCCTGCAGTTCGTAAACGGCAACACCGACGCACAGATTCAGACGGTCGCGGGGAAGATCAACTGCGAGCTGAAATATGACCTGGTCGGCACTGGCGACTACACCGCAACGAACCCTGGCGCGTTGACGACACCCGACACCGGAGCAATGACTTGCATCGGCTTCACCTTCCACACGCTGAATTCGGTCGCGCAGATCCTCGTTGCTGGGGACAGCATCGTCGGCGGGCTCTATGCGTCTGCGAACGTGTACAGCTACATCCAGGCCGGTGTCGCGGCGCTGTCCGCGACCTACGGCAAAGAGGTTAGCGTCTCGTGCTCGGCGATTGGCGGATCGTCTTCCGCCGCCTACTTTGCCAACGTCAAAGCTCTGGTGGCCGCTGGCCTCAGTGGCAAGATGTTTTCGTTCCCCATGCATACACGGAACGACCCGGGCGGCAACACACCGACGCCAGCGCAGACGCAACAGCGCATCGCGATGGCTCGCATCATGGCTCAGTGGGCAGTCGACAACGGCATGATCCCTGTCATCGTTGGCCCAAGCCCCGAGAACGCACTGCCTGGTGCTGGTCGTATCAATGTTGCGACGCTCGAAGCGGCCGGTCCAGGCCTCGCTGCTGAGTACGGGGGCGTCTATGTTTCCGCATTGACGGCACTCGGCTCCGGTCCTGGCAACAACTATGCGTTTGCGGTGGCTGGCGATCAGGTCGACGGCGTTCACTACCTCGACCAAGGCGCCGACAAGGTGGGCGCGGCCTGGGCCGCCAAGGTCGCGGGCCTCATCTGACGCAATGCAGACCATGAACTTGGCCGGCCCGAAAACCCCGCTGCACAGCTGCGCCAGTGAACCAAACGGCGGCGCGGGCGTCCATGTCTCAGTCTTCGAGCTTGACTTTGCGCGGGATTCGGAAGCGCTTACGCAGGCCTGCGGTATCTCCATCAAACGCGTTGGCCACGACCGAGACATCTACCTTTCCGTAGATCGTGGCGTGCGGAATCACTACCGTCACGGACGCGAGGAATTCCGCAGCGCTCTGGAAATCGGCGGCGTTGTAGTGCTGCGGATCGATCCAGAGAAGCAAGCGCCGCTGACCAGGAGCAAGCAACGTTGCGCCGTGAACCGTCATGAAGGTCACGTTGTTCGGAAGGAGCTTCGCAAGCTCGTTCGCGCGCGCTACGTGGTTGGTGCCAATGTGCACCCCGTTCAGCAGAAACTCCATCGGCAGCACGTACGCTGGCCCGGAGCCAGAGTTCCTAATCTCCCATCCGACGAACTTGAACATTGGGTCAGCCGGGTTGAAATTGGCGGAGAAGTGGACCCTGGGCTTGTTGGCGACCCGCTCTGCACGCGTGGCAATGCGCAGCGATACGACCACAGCTACGGTCGTGGCGAAGGCCGCCAACCAAGTGCCTATCGTGTTGACGATTTGAATCTGCTGGTCAACGCTGAACTGCGTCACGAGTTCGTACATCTTGGCCCTCCCGTCCTTTGTGCGGCAGAGCCTAGCACTGCCCTGTACAGCTTCGCTGGCACGGCCTGACCCCCAGCCCCTCCGCGAGCACATGACCTACGCCACCCAGCAGCAGCTCGTCGACCGCTTCGGCGCCGATGAGCTGATCCAGATCACCAACCAGGATGACCCGACCGCGACGATGGTGCACGCAACGCGCGTCACCAACGCGGCTGCGGACGTGGATGCGTTGATCGACGCCAAGCTCGGCGCACGCTACGCGCTGCCGCTGGCCAGCGTGCCGCTGGTGCTGACCAACATCGCCGCCGACCTGGTGCGGGCACGTCTCTACGATGACCGTCTGCCCGACCGCCTGGCCGACCGTGAGCGCGCGGCGCTCAAGCTGCTCGACCAGGTCGCCGATGGCACGCTGAGCCTCGGCCTGGACGCCGCCGCGCAGGCCACGCCGCCGAGCGACGGGCCGCAGTACTTCACCGGCTCGTCGGTCTTCACGGCCGACTCCCTGCGGGACTTCGCGCCATGAGCAGCGACGTGATCACCCGCGTCGAGACGCACCTGGTGGACACGCTCACCGCCGCCGTGGCCGGCACCAAGCTGCGCGTGCGAGACCTGCCGGCCGACTGGGATGACGACATGCTGCGCAAGCTGCTCACGCTGGCGCCCTGCGTGCTGGTGAGCTTCTCGGGCGGCCAGGTGCGCCAGCGCGGCGCCACCCGGGCTGAGATTGACGGGCAATGGGTCGTGTACGCGGTCACGTCGCACCCGAGTGGCGAGCAGCCCCGCCGGCGCGGCAACGCGCAGGCCATCGGCGCCTACGAGATCGTCTCGCGCCTCATCGTGCCGGTGCTGCATGGGCACCAGGTGCCCGACGTGGGCGCCCTGGCTTTGACCGGCATTCAAGACCTGTTCACCGGCAGCGTGGAGCGGCAAGGCCTGGCGGTCTACGGCTGCAGCTTTGCGGTGCCGATGGCCTTCGAGATCTCGCCCGGCCAGGCGCTAGCCGACTTCGCCACGTTCGCCGCCCAGTTCGACATCCCGCCGCATGAGCCTGGCAGCACGCACGCCGAATGGCTGCAGGGCGACGAATCCCACGGCAAGCCTGACGCAAAGGACACCGTGACCCTTCCCACCTCCTGAGAGCTGCGATGCCCGATCAAACCGTTCGCCTCATTCCCGCGCGTCTCGGCGTGGACGTGCGTGACCCGCTCACCCGCGAGGTGTTGCCGCCCGAGGGCGCCGACAAGCCGCTCAACACGTACTGGAGCCGCCGCCTCGTCGACCAGGACGTGATGGTGGCGCCCACCGCTCCCGCAACCAGCACCGACGACTGACCCGGAGACAGACAGCATGACCATCAGTTTCAACGCCATCCCAATCAACATCCGCACGCCGGGCCAGTACATCGAGTTCGACAACTCGCGCGCCGTCCAGGGCCTGCCCGTGGCGCGCCACAAGATCCTGGTGATCGGCCAGCGCCTGGCCGCTGGCGCCGTGGCCGCCGGCGTGCCCACGTTGATCCTCAGTGCCGCGCAAGCCGAGGCCTCGTTCGGCCGGGGCGCCATGCTCACCGCGATGCTGACCGCGCTGAAGGCCGCCAACAGCTACACGGAGGTGTGGGCCGTGGCGCTGGACGACAACGGCGCCGGCGCCGCCGCGACCGGCACGGTCACGCTGTCCGGCAGCCCGACCGAGAACGGCACGCTCAACCTCTACATCGCCGGCCAGGCGGTGCAGATCGCGGTCGCCAGCGCGGCCACCGCGGCCTCCCTCGCGACGGCCCTGGGCGCGGCCGTGAACGCCGACACCACGCTGCCCGTGACCGCCGGCGTGGCGGGCGCGGTGGTGACGCTGACGGCGCGCCACAAGGGCGAGGTGGGCAACTCGCTGGAACTGCGCACCAACTACTACACCGGCGAGCGCACGCCCAAGGGGTTGGGTGTGGCCATCGTGGCCATGAGCGGCGGCGCGGCCAACCCGGACGTGCAGGCCGCCATCACGGCCATCGGCGACGAGCAGTACAACACCATCGCCGTGCCCTACACCGATGCCGCCAACCTCGGCAAGATCGAGACGCTGCTGGCCAACCGCTGGGGGCCGCTGGTGCAAAAGGAGGGCCAGGCCTTCGCGGCCGTGGCCGGCACGCTGGCGGCGTCGACCACGCTGGGCGCGTCGCGCAACAGCCCGCACCTCTCCATCCTCGGCGCCGGCAAGAGCCCCACGCCGGTCTATGTGTGGGCTGCGGTGGCCGCCGCGGTGGACGCCTATGAGCCCGACCCCGCGCGGCCGCGCCAGACCCTGCCGCTGCCCGGCGTGCTGGCACCGGCCATCGCCGACCGCTGGACGCGCGATGAGCGCAACCTGGCGTTGTTCGACGGCATCAGCACGACCGTCGTCGACCAGGGCGGCGCGGTGCTCATCGAGCGGCTGATCACGACCTACCAGACCAACGCCTACGGCATCGAGGACGCGTCTTACCTCGACATCGAGACGATGCGGACACTGGCCTACCTGCGATTCACGGTGCGGGCGCGCATCAGCAGCAAGTTCCCGCGCCACAAGCTGGCCAACGACGGCACGCAGTTCGGCGCCGGCCAGGCCGTGGTGACGCCCAACGTCATCCGCTCCGAGCTGGTGGCGCTGTTCATGGACTGGATGGACGCCGGCCTGGCCGAGGGCCTGGAGCAGTTCAAGCGCGACCTGGTCGTGCAGCGCAGCAGCACCGATGCCAACCGCGTGGACGCGGTCATCCCGCCCGACGTGATCAACGCATTCCGCGTGTTCGCGGCGCAAGTGCAGTTCCGCCTCTGAGGCTTTTTCGCCAGGGCGAAAGGACATCAAACCCAATGCAAACGACGATTCGAAACGACGCGCCCCAGGGCTCCGGTGAGTGCCTCTCGGTGGTGGTGGTCACGGTGGGTGACCAGCAGGACAACGAGGCGCGCCACGTACTCAAGCCTGGCGACTCGGTGACCGTGGAAGTGCGGGGCGGCCAGTTCGTGATGGTCGACGAAAAGGAAACTTGACATGGCAATGACGCATTCGCGGGTCTACATCAAGGTGGACGGCGCGCTGATCGAATCCCAGCCGGGCCCGAAGTGGAAGCTGGGCGGCAGCAAGCGCACGCCCACGCTGAGCAACAACAAGCTGGTGGGCTACAGCGAGACGCCCGAGCCCGGCGACCTGGAGTGCGAGGTGGCCATCACGGCCGGCATGAGCCTGGCTCAGCTCAAGGACATCACCGACGCCACGCTGACGCTGGAGCTGGACACGGGGCAGACCTACGTCGGCCGCAACGCGTTCGTCACCGAGGTGATCGAGGTGACCTCTGGCGAGGGCGGCAAGGCCTCGCTGAAGTTTGCGTGTGACCCGTTCGAGGAGATGGGTGTATGAGCCACGACAAGAAGCTGATGAAGACCGAAGAGGTCTACACGCTCGCGGTGCCGGTGGAGCTGCACAACCGCTCGGGCGAAGTGACCGACCGCATCACCGAGCTGACGTTCAAGCGCCTGAAGGGCGCCGACGCCCGCAAGGTGCTCAACGCCAAGGACAAGGGCACCGGCGAGTTCATCGCCGCGCTGGTGTGCGCCAGCGCCGGCATTCCGCCGTCCACGTTCGACCAGCTCGACGCGGCGGATGTGTTCAAGGCCGGGGAGATCGCGGCCGATTTTTTCGGTGTGTCCCAGGCAACCTGATGGAGGTGATGGCCGAGCTGGCCTACGTCTTCCACTGGCCACCGAGCGAGCTGGACGCGCTGACGGTGGATGAGATCGAGGCCTGGCACGTCCAGGCCAAACGCTTGATGGACCGGGTCAATAAACCGAACTGAAACCCATGTTGAAGCTGCAGTTCACCATCGACGCGGTCGACCGCGCCACCGCCAAGCTCACCGGCATCAACAAGGCCGTGGAGAAGTCGGTGGAGCGCGTGACCGCGCCGTACCGCAAGCTGCGCGCGTCCATCAACGGCCTGGTGGAGAACAGCGGCCTGGACAAGCTCAAGGACGCGTGGGGCGGCGTCAAGGATCAGATCATGAAGCTGCCCGGCGTGGCGGCGTTGTCGATGGGTGGAGCGTTCGCTGTGATGCAGCAGACGATCCGGCGCGTCGACGAGATGAGCGACCGCGCCAAGAAGCTCAACGTGCCCATCCAGCAGTTCCAGCGCCTGGGCTACGCAGCGCAGATGAGCGGCAGCAGCGAGGAGGCAATGGGCGACTCGCTGCAGTTCCTGTCGCAAAACATGGTGGAGGCGGTGAACGGCAGCAAGGACGCGCAGCTGTGGTTTAACCGCGCGGGCCTGTCGGTGCAAAAGCTGCGCAAGATGAACGCGGTGCAGGTGTTCGAGGCCATCGCCGACAAGTTCGAGAAGGTGGGCGATGCGGGCCAGAACGCCGAGAAGAAGATTGCGCTGACGCGGGCGCTGATGGGGCGCGGCGGTGCCGAGATGATCCAGATGCTCAACCAGGGCAGCGGCGCATTCCAGGCGCTGTATGCGGAGGCCGACAAGTTCGGCACGCTGACCGAGAAGCAGGCTGCCGAGTTCGCCGAGTCCGCCGACAACCTGGACCGCTTCACGTTCAGCCTGCGCGGGCTGCTGGCCAGCATCACGCGCGTGGCGCTGCCTGGCCTGAACGCGATGCTGACGAAGGTGGCCGCGATGAACGCGGCGAGCCGGCAAGAGCTGGGCGAAAAGATCGGCCGCTTCCTCGGCACCGTGATCGAGAAGGCGCCCAAGGTGCTGGCGTCGCTGGGCCAGATCTCCAAGGGCCTGATCATGCTGCTGGGCATCCTCGACACCGCTGCGCAGGCTGTGGGCGGGTGGGACACGCTGATGGTGGTGTTTGCTGCGGCGACGGTCGCCAAAGGCGTGTGGAGCCTGGGGCTGCTGGCCCAGGCGTTCTGGACGCTCGGTGCGGCCGTGGCCGTGACGCCCATCGGATGGTTCATGGTGGCGGTGGCTGCCATAGCCGGCGCGGCCTATCTGATCTGGAAGAACTGGGAGCCGATCAAGGCGTGGTTCGCGGACCTGTGGGATGGCATCCTCGACCACTTCAGGGGCGTCGTGAAAATCTTCACCGACCTGATCCCTGACTGGCTGATGACTGCCTTCAGCGGCGGCCATTCCATCGTCGTGGCGCCCGCCTTGCCCAGCGCGGTGGACTCTGCTGGCCAGGGGCCGCGCGGCGAGCTCGGCGGCACGCTGCGGATCCAGATCGACAGCGAGGGACAGGCCAAGGTGGCGGAGATGCGCAAGGCCAGCGGCAGCCCGCTGGACCTGAGCGTCTACAACGGCCCGGCGCTGGGGCTCTGATGGCGACCTGGCGCGATCAACTGCAGCCCGCGTCGTTTCGCGGCGCGCCGTTCTTCGTGGACTCGCACGAGACCCAACTGGGCCGCCGCGTGCAGGTGCACGAGTACCCGCTGAGGGACAGGCCCTACGCCGAAGACCTGGGGCGCAAGGCGCGCGCCATCACGCTGGCCGCCTACGTGATCGGCCCGAGCTACATGGCCGCACGCGATCAGCTCGCCGCTGCCATCGAGCAACCAGGCGCTGGCACGCTGGTGCACCCCTACCTCGGTGAGATGAGCTGCACGGTCACCGACTGCAAGCTCAGCGAGAGCACGGCCGAGGGCGGCAAGGCGACGTTCAGCCTCACGTTCGTCGAGGCTGGTGCGAACCTGTTCACCACGGCGGCCGAAAGCACCTCTGCCACCGTGGCCGCCAAGGCAGACTACGCAGCCGAGGCAGTGGCGGCAAACTTCGCGCGCCGCCACAGCGTGCAGGGCAGGCCGGCATTCGTAGCCCAGGCCAGCAGCGGCATCTTCAGCCAGGCGCTCACGAGCATCCAGTCCGCAGTTGGCCTGGTGCGCGGCGCGGCCAAGGCGGTTGCCGAGTTGCAGCGCGATCTCGACGCGCAGCGGCGCGATCTGACGACGCTGATCTACGCGCCAGCCTCGGCCGCACAGGCGCTTGTGGGCAACATCAAGGCACTGGTGCGCAGCGTGGCCGAGACGCCGGCCGACGCGCTCAGCCTGGCGCGGGCGCTGTATCGCTTTGGCTCTGGCCTGCCGGCCATCGTGCCGGCCACGGCCAGCCGCAAGGCCCAGGCCGTCAACCAGGCGGAGCTGCTGCGTCTGGTGCGCGTGGCCGCTATGGCCGAGGGCGCCCGCGCGTCGGCCCGCGTGGAGTTCGACAGCTACCAGGCGGCCATCGCTGCGCGCGATGAGCTGGTGGACGGGCTGACCGATGTGATGGAGCAGAGCGACATCAGTGACGACGCGTATGACGCGCTGCGCGGGCTGCGCTCGGCGGTGGTGCGCGACATCGCCGCGCGCGGTGCAGACCTGGCGCGGCTGGTGACCTGGACGCCGGCGGCCACGCTGCCCAGCCTGGCCATTGCGCAGCAGCTCTACGCAGGCGCTGAGCGCGAGCCCGAGCTGCTGGCGCGCAACCGCGTGCGGCATCCGCTGTTCGTGGCGGGCGCGGTGCCGCTGGAGGTGCTGGTCAATGGCTGATCTGCTGGAGCTGCTCGTCGCCGGCCGCGCGCATGCGGGCTGGGAGTCGGTGCGTGTGGTGCGCAGCATGGAGCACGGGGTTGGCAGCTTCAGCCTGGCGGCGTCGGAGCGGTGGCCCGGCATGGATGCGGCGCGCCAGATCCGGCCGACCGAGAGCTGCGAGCTGACGATCAATGGCGAGACCCTCATCACGGGCTACGTCGACGAGGTGGAGGCCGCCATCGAGCCAGGCAGCCACACGGTGAGCGTGGCAGGCCGTGACCGTGCGGCCGACCTGGTGGACTGCAGCGCGGTGCGCAAGGCGGGCCAATGGCGCGGGCTGCGCATCGAGCAGATCGTGGCCGAGCTGGCGGCGCCGTTCGGCGTGCGCGTGCGCGCAGAGGTGGACACGGGCAAGCCGCTCACGAGCTTTGCGCTGCAGGAAGGCGAGTCGGTGTGGGACGCCATCACCCGCGCCGCGCGCATCCGCGCTCTGCTGGTGACGAGCGATGGCGCGGGCGGCCTGGTCATCAGCCGCGCCGGCACGGGCCAGGTGGCCACGCAGCTGCAGCTCGGTGTCAACCTGCTGAAGTGCTCGGTGAAGGCCGATTACAAGGATCGCTTTCGCGACTATCTGCTCAAGGGCCAGGCGCCCGGCGGCGACTTCTTCAACGGTTCGGCGGCGTCTCAGATCGCGGCGAGAGCCAGCGACGGCGGCATCGCTCGCTACCGGCCGCTCGTCATCACGGCGGATGCGCCCGACATCGCCGCGACGCTGCAGCAGCGCGCCGCGTGGGAGGCAAACAACCGCGCGGCGCGGTCACTGACGGTGACGGCCACCGTGCAGGGCTGGAAGCATGCCGATGGCCTGTGGGAGCCAAACCGCCTGGTGTCCGTGTTTGCGCCGGAGCTGCACCTGGTGGCCCAGCTGTTGATCGTCTCGGTCGAGTTCGGGTTGTCGGATTCCGAGGGCAGCACGACGACGCTCACGATGACGCGGGCCGATGCCTACACGCTGCTTCCCGTCAAGCAGACGGCCGATGCGGGCGGCAAGTTCTGGGACGCTCCAACTCAGGAGGCTGCCAAGTGATGCAGGCCCTGCAGCGCTTCATGCGCCCACTGGCGCAGCGGGTGCAACTGATGGTGTCGCGGGCCGTCGTGGAGCTGGTCAACGACGCCACCAGGCTGCAGGCCCTGCAGGTCTCGCTGCTGGCCGACGAGCTGCGCGGCGACGTGGAGCGCTTCCAGGACTACGGCTTCACGAGCCACCCGAGGCCCGGCGCCGAGGCGGTGGCCGTGTGCGTGGGCGGCAGCCGCGACCACGTCGTGATCGTGGCCGTGGATGACCGCCGCTATCGACTGGTCGGCCTCGAGGAGGGCGAGGTGGCCATCTACACGGACGAGGGCGACCACATCGTCATCAAGCGGGGCGGCACCATCGAAGTACTGGCGGCCACGAAAGTGGACGTTCGTACACCACTCGTCGAGTGCAGCGGCAACCTAGTCGTGCGCGGCACGCTGCAGGTCGACGGCGCCGCCGAGCTGAACTCGACGCTGCACGTCGACGGCAACGTCTCCTCCGATGCCGACATCACCGCCGCCGGCAACGTGGGCGACCAGGGCGGCGCCAAGACGATGGCCGGCATGCGCACGACCTACAACGGCCACAAGCACGGCACGTCGGCCACGCCGACGCCGGGGATGTGACGCATGGCTGACATCCGCACGATCTGGCGCAGCGTGGGCGGTGACTGGCAGTTGGCCGGCCCATCGCTCGATGAGGACGATGGCCTGGAGACGGCCGTGGTGCTGAGCCTGTTCACCGACCGCCTGGCCGGCGTGGGCGAGGGCGACGTGGCGGCCACCGCCAGGCGCGGCTGGTGGGGCGACACCTTCGCTGAGGTCGACGGCGACCGCATCGGCTCGCGGCTGTGGCTGCTGGCCCGTGAGAAGCGCACGCCGGCGGTGCTGGGCCGCGCCGAGCTGTACGCCCGCGAGGCGTTGCAGTGGCTGATTGATGACGGCGTGGCGCGCAGTGTGTCGGTGAGGGCCGAGGCGGTGGGCAACCTCGGTGAGGTGCTGGGCCTGGCGGTGACGATCACGCGCAGCGCGCAGCCGGTTGTTCAGTTTCGATTTGAGTCTTTCTGGAAGGGGCAGTGAATGCCGTTTGCACGTCCATCACTGGCTGACCTGAAGGCGCGCGCGGCAGCCGACATCGAGGCCGGGCTGCCCGGCGCGGATGCGCGCCTGCGCCGCAGCAATCTGGCAGTGATCGCCAGCATGCATGCGGCGGGCTTTCACAGCCTGTATGGCTACCTGGACTGGCTGGCGCTGCAGCTGATGGTCGACACGGCCGAGACCGTGTTCCTGGACCGCTACGCGGGCATCTGGGGCGTGTTGCGGGTGCCGGCGTCCTTCGCTGCAGGCCCGGTTGCCGTGACCGGCACCAGCGGCGTGACGGTGCCTGCCGGCACACAGCTGCAGCGCAGCGATGGCGTGGGCTACACGACGACGGCCGACATCACGCTGGCCAGCGGTGCGGCCGAGCTGCCCGTGGCTGCGCTGGTGGCAGGCGCTGCAGGCAACGCGGATGCCGGCACGCGCATGGCCTTCGTGGCTCCAGTGAGTGGCGTGAACAGCTCGGCCGTGGTCGCAGCGGCCGGCCTCACACAAGGGGCGGACCGCGAGAGCGACGAGGCTCTGCGCGGTCGTGTGCTGGCACGCATCCAGCAGCCGCCGATGGGTGGCGCCAAGAGCGACTACGAGGCCTGGGCGCTGGAGGTTCCCGGCGTTACCCGCGCTTGGGTCTACCCGCTGGAGAACGGCCCGGGCACGGTGGTCGTGCGCTTCGTGCGCGACGGCGACGCAAGCCTGATCCCGGACTCCACCGAGGTGGCCGCGGTGCAGGCCTACATCGACGATTTGCGGCCGGTGACGGCGAACGTGACGGTGGAGGCGCCCGCGGCCGCACCGCTGGACATGACGATCCAGCTCACGCCGTCGACGGCCGCGGTGAAGGCGGCTGTGACGGCGGAGCTGCAGGACGTGCTGCAGCGTGAGGCGATGCCGGGCGGAACCATCCTGCTGAGCCATCTGCGCGAAGCGATCAGCGTGTCCGCCGGCGAGGTGAACAATGTGCTGACGAGCCCGACCACGGACGTGACGCACGCCGCGGGCGAGATGCCGGTGCTGGGCACCATCACCTGGAGCTGACGATGGTGCAACAGACTCGCTCCCTGTTCGAAGACGCCGGCATCGAGATCGTCGAGGACGCCGTGCTCCAGCGGCTGAAGATGCGCGTGCGCCGCGAGGTGGTGGCCTTCCTGGCCGACCTGGCCGACAACTCCCGCCCCGACCGCGGCGCCGGCACCGTCGCCTTCAATTCGCTGATCGACTACCCGGTGGGCACCGTAGGCGCGCGTCTCAAGGCCATCATCACCGGCATTGGTGAGGGGCAGCCGTGGGCCGATGTGGACGCGCTGCTCGCCGACCTGGTCGGCAAGATCAACCTCGCCGAGCTGCACGGTGACCTGCAGGCCACCATCGACCTGATCACGGCCGACGCGGCCACCACGAACAGCGTCAATAAGCGCCTGGCCGACGAAGCGCAGGCTCGCTCGCTGGCGCTGCTGGCCGAGGCCCAGTCACGGGCGACGGCGATCAGTGCTGCCATCGGCACGCTCCAGACGACGCTGGTGGCAGCCTACGAGGCTGGCGACTCGACGGTCAACAGCCGCATCACGACCGAGGTGGCGAACAGCGTTGACCGCGACAGCGCGCTTGGTGTGCGCGTGGACAACGTCAGCGCCCGCCTGAATGCCGGCGGCGACATTTACACGTCGCTGGCGACGGCCAACACTTACGCGTACACCAAGGCGGCTGTCGACAACGCCATCGCTGCGTCTGCGAACGCGCTGACTACGACCTTCACGAGCGCCGATGGCGTGTTGAACACGCGCATCACGAACGAGGCCCAGGCCAGCAGCGACCGCGACACGGCGCTCGGCACGCGTGTTGACGCGATCACGGCCAGGCTGAACACCGGCGACATCGCGGCCAGCCTGGCCTCGCTTGCGACCTACGCCTACACGAAAGCTCAGACCGACTCGGCCATCGCCAGCTCGGCGACGACGCTGCGCAGTGAGTTCAACCCGATCAACGCTCGCTTGAACGCCGGCGGCGACATCTATGCCTCGCTGGCGACGGCTAACAGCTATGCGTACACCAAGGCACAGAGCGACTCGGCGCTGAGCAATCTCGGCACCACGCTCACCAGCTCGTTCACCAACGCCGACAACGCCATCAGCGCCCGGCTGAATGCCGGCGGTGACATCTACAACTCGCTGGCCACGGCGAGCAGCTATGCCTACACCAAAGCTCAGAGCGACAGCGCGCTGAGCAGCCTGAGCACCAGCCTAACCAGCTCGTTCACCAACGCCGACAACGCCATCAGCGCACGGCTGAACGCCGGCGGCGACATCTACAACTCGCTGGCTACGGCGAACAGCTACGCCTACACGAAGGCACAGTCCGACTCGGCGCTGGCCTCGCAGGCGACTACGCTCACCAGCTCGTTCACGAACGCGGACAACGCCATCAGTGCCCGCCTGAATGCCGGCGGTGACATCTACAACTCGCTGGCCACGGCGAACAGCTACGCGTACACCAAGGCGCAGTCCGACTCGGCGCTGGCGTCATATGCGACGACGCTGCGCGCCGAGTACAACCCCATCGGCGCTCGCCTCAACGCCGGCGGCGACTACTACGCAGCGGTGAACTCGCTGCAGACAGCGGTCGCCGGCGCTGGCGGGCTCCAGGCTCAGCTCGCGCTCAAGACCGTGGCCACGCGGACGGACGGCCGGCCGGTCCTTGGATATATCGGCCTCGCGTCGACGGCGCCGAACGATGGCACTGGCGCCAGCGAGGTCATCTTGCAGGCCGACCGGATCCTGCTCACGCCCAATGGCGACCCGAATGCCACTCCAGCCCAGATGATGGTGCTGGGCCAGGTCAACGGCGTGACGACGTTGGTCGTGCCTGCGTCGCGCATCGGCGACCTGTCCGTCGACACGCTGCAGATCGCCGACCAGGCGGTGAGCATTCCTGTTACGGCCTCAGGTTCAGCGCCCATCTCGCCGCCGGGTAGCAGCGCGCCTGTGTTGACCGTCACGGTGCCCGCGACGGGTGCCCCGGTGCAGTTGATTGGCTCTTGTGCCATCAACACCCCAACGGTGTCGGTGAGGGGGACGGTCGTGCTGGTGCTGGTGCGTGATGCCGGCACCGGTAGTCCAGCGACGTTGGTGTCGGCGTTCCCGCAGTCCATCCCGCCATCGTCTGTGACCAGTTCATGGGAGGCTGCGCTCACGATTTCGTTCAGGGATGTCCCGCCGTCAGGGACGCGCACATACAGCTTGTATGTCTTCGTTGACAGCTCCGCCGGTGGATCGATTTCGGGCGCCGTCATCAATTACCGGTGCCTCATGGCCACGGAGGGAAAGAAATGAGCACTTACGCTGTACGCAAAGCGGGCTTCGCGGCAATCCAGCGCATGGTCACATGTCCCCCGGCTCTCCTCAGTCTCCAACTCGCTGCCGACGAGGAGGCTTTGCCGGCCGCTGATGGTGTGTCCGACGCCACGCATTACATCGACGACACTGAGTTCGTCCCCTTTCCGGAACGGCCTCATTCAATGGCGAGGTGGGATTGGTCCGCAATGGCCTGGGTGGCGCCGGACGAGCTGGCGCGTGCTGCAGCTGAGGCGCGGGTTCGGCGTAATGCCGAGCTGGCGAGGACCGACTGGACCCAGGTGGCCGATGCGCCGTTGACGGCCGCCCAAGTTCAGGCCTGGGCTGCATATCGCAAGGCGCTACGCGACCTGCCGAGCGCGCCTGGCTGGCCAACTGTCGACTTCCCTTTGCCGCTGGCGTCGTGAAGTGGAGTTCGACTATGTCTATGTCGCGGGTGGCAGCGGAGCGCTGCTCACCTTCGGCGGTGCCTACGTGATCTGGGAAGCGCCGATGCTGCAACGCCTGCGAGACCAGTTCGGGCTGGTGACCCACACCGACGAAGAATACCGAGACGCGCTGGCCGCGCTGCTTCCGTCCGGCGGCGCCTGGCCGCGCGATCCAGGCTCGGTGCTGATGCGCTTCATCGCCAGCCTGGCCATCGAGTTCGCTCGCCTCGACGCGCGCGCCGCGCAGCTGCTCGCCGAGTCCGATCCCGCCGCTACGACCGAGCTGCTCGCCGACTGGGAGCGCGTGGTGGGCTTGCCCGACCCGTGCGTCACGCAGGCACAGACCATCGCGCAACGCCGCCAGGCGCTGGAGGGCCGCCTCACGGCGGTCGGCGGCCAGTCACGCCGCTTCTTCATCGAGCTGGCCTCGCGCCTCGGCTACACGATCACCATCGACGAGTTCCGCTCGGCTGCCGAAGCGACCGCGGCCGGCATCACGTTCACCGGAGACGAATGGGCCCACACCTGGCGCGTCAACGTGCCGACGCCGGTTTCCATCACCTACTTCCGTGTTGGTGCTGGCGCCGTTGGCGAGCCCCTGCGCGCATGGAGCAATGAGGTGCTGGAGTGCCAGTTCAACCGCTACAAGCCCGCGCACACGCGCGTCCTTTTCGCCTACGCCGGCTCTTGATTGAGCGGGCATCAACCGGACTTCAAACATGCATCGAATCGACGGACCCGGCGCAGCACCTGGCGGGCATTTCACCGATGGAGATCCCAACACCGGCGTGCCGGCCACCGTCGTCACCCAAGCCTGGGCCGAAGCTGTCCAGGAGGAGCTGGCGGCCGTCATCGAGGCCACCAGCGCGGCGCTGGCCAAGCCGAACAACCACCAGTTGCTCGACGCCATTCGAACCCTGATCGGCGCAGCGATCCCGGCTGGTGCGATCCAGGCCTTCGCGATGGCGGCGGCGCCGGCGGGCTGGTTGGTGTGCGATGGCGGCACCTTCAGCTCCGCCGCCCACCCGGCGCTGGCCGCTGCGCTCGGTACCACTTGGGGCGTCGCACCCGCCGGGGAGACCCGCCTGCCAAACTTCCAGGGCGAGTTCCTTCGCGGTTGGGACAATGGCCGTGGTGTTGACGCTGGTCGGGCCTTCGCTTCGGCCCAGGCAGATGCCTTCAAGAGCCACACGCACGGTGGCAAGGTGGCCGGCACTTACGGTGGGGACTGGACAGGCTCGGTTGGCATTGAGGAAGGCCGTGGCGCGCCCGACTGGTCAGCCATCGACATCCCGGCCGCGGGCGGCGCTGAGACCCGCCCCAGGAACGTCGCGGTGCTCTACTGCGTCAAGGCGTAG